TGAGAGTTTACCTAACACTCCTTCTGAAGCTTCGTCAGTTAAGAAAGAAGTTATCGGATTTCCTGAGGGAGGATTTAGTACGTCTGATAGGACTCTTCCGACTAACACGTCGTACCAGAAGGTAATCGAAAAATCTCTCGACTACATCACTTCCTTTGTGGGAGAGCCTGTTCCTCGCTTCAAAAGAAGTGGATCGGATGTGATCCTGCAGGGAAGCAATAACTCTCTCATATGTCTCGGCCAGAGCTTTCTTAGCGCTGAGAAGCGTACGCAGAATGCCTGTATCGATCTTGTTGTAGGAAGGGGAAACAGCGCTGATGCTGCAGGATCTAGCGTGCAGAACACGAGAGGTTATCTCGAAGTAGACAAGAGAACTGCTAACAAGTCGACTAAATTTTCAAATGAAGGAAACAGAAGTCTTTCGCTAGACTCGGCGAGACTAGCTCTTTTCCAGAGTACAAATCCTGACGCTGTCGGCAGTTCATCAACAGGGCTCTGGACGAGCAGAGGAAGACTATCAGATTCTTTCAATCTCTCTATAACAGAACAGTCTTCTGTCCTGCTGTCAAAAGCAGATGTGTCTACTTTTCTGTCTCGAAAATCTTTTAGCATAGTGAGAGAGTCTTCTGCAGGATTTGAAGGTCTCACAGTGGATGACGCCGGAATCACACAGCTCACAGGAAACAGAGTCTACATCGGAAGAAATACTGGATCACAACCATTCATAAGATACGACCAGTACAGATCTACTATCAGCTCTCTATTGCAGATAATAGATTCTCTAACGTCATTTCTGAGGCTAGTAGGACCATCATCCATAGTGACTGCAGGTGCTACAGACCCAACGGGTGCCCTTGCATCAAATGCTTCAGTATACTTCGCAAACATAACGACCTGGAGTAGCTTACCCATATCTTCTTCGGGCGGATTACTTGATAGATCTAGATCTTCTGTTGTGTTTGGAGAATAATGGGAACGAATAATTAGCGAAGATGGCATTCAAATTCAAAAGCTCAGGAACCAAGTTCACAGATCCTGTTGTCGCTAATGCGATAGCTCCTAAGCTACCCATTGGAATAAAGACACCAATGTCGCTAGGAGACAACAGGTCTGGTATATTCTCCATGAATTTCGAGTTGAGAGATCAAGTCGAAGATAACCTCAGAAATCTTCTACTCACCAACTACGGAGAGAGGCTTGGGAAATTTGATTTCGGAGCCAACCTAAGAAGCTTAGTCTCAGAAGTGACATCAGGAGAAGATTTCGAATCACGCGCAATGAATCAGATACAGGATTCTGTGACGAAGTACATGCCTTACGTATCTCTTGAATCATTTGGCGTCGAGTTCGACAAGAACCCTCCCAAAGGGATGGCCGTTGCTAACATCAGGATGCAATACACTGTGCAGCAAGCCGGAATATTCTCAAAATCAATCTCAGTTAAAATCTACGCGGTGGGATGATGGCAACAAACATAAAAGGACAGCTTAAGCAGAAGAGGCAGCGCTCTTACCTCAACAGAGATTTTGATTCACTTAGAGCGAACCTGCTGCAGTACGCAAGAACCTATTATCCAGACAGAATCTCAGACTTCTCTGATGCTTCTGTTGGTGGCATGTTTTTGGATTTTGCAGCCTACGTCGGTGACGTAATGTCGTTCTACCTGGATCACCAGTTTAATGAGCTAGATCCTACAACTGCTGTTGAAAGATCTAACATCATAAGAATGATCAAGGGTGCAGGTGTCAAAATAACAGGAGCGACTCCTTCAACAGTGGACTGCGACATATACTTTGAAGTCACGTCAACACTGTCTAGCGGAGTCTACATACCGAATCCGTATCAGCTTCCAAAAGTCTTATCTGGAACTACAGCTACATCAAACTCTGGAGTGCTATTTGAGCTACTAGATGACGTTGATTTCTCAGAGACAGATTCTGATGGGTTGCTAGTGGCTAACTACAAGATATCTGCAGTTGATGCCTCCGGAAATCCGTCGGCTTTTATCGTGAGAAGATCAGGATCTTTCACGTCTTCGAAGACCCTATTAGAGTCGCTGACAGTTCCCGATACGTTTGTTCCATTCAGGACAATATCACTTCAAACTCCCGATGTTTCAGAGATAATATCTGTCAAGGACTCTGATGGGAATCTCTACTACGAGGTTGATTTTCTTACACAGGACGTCGTATTTAAGAGAGTAACAAACACTCAGGTTGACTCTGATAGAGTTCCTGAGTCTCTTGAGCTTAGTCCTGCTCCCTATAGATTTATCTCACAAACAGATCTCGATACTGGCATAACGACCTTGCAGTTCGGATCAGGAGATGCAGATACACTAGACAATGACATCATACCAGATCCCTCTGAGATAGCTGTTCCCTTGTATGGCCCAAGAAAGACATTCTCAAGATTCACCCTTGATCCGGGCACTCTTCTCGGGACAAAGACCCTTGGCATCTCACCGAGAAATACTACTCTCACTGTCACGTACAGGGCAGGGGGAGGAATATCTCACAACGTTGATTCTGGAACAATAAGATCGTTCAAAGACCTGCGAACACAGTTTAGTGACATACTTCTTCCGCCAACAATAGCGGCAGTGAGGGCATCTTCGGACATAAACAACCCTTCTCCTGCAGCAGGAGGAGAGACAAAGCCCACGCTAGAGGAGCTGAGAGCACTCATTCCCTCATACAGAAACTCTCAGCTTAGAATCGTTACGAAAGAGGATCTCATCGCGAGAGTCTACACTATGCCGTCTAACTTTGGTAGAGTGTTCAGGGTAGGAGTGAGATCAAATGAGAACAATCCTCTCGCATCCACTATATCAATCGTCAGCAGGGACGCAAGCGGACAGCTAGTTCAATCTCCAGATGCTCTCAAGAAGAACCTCGCAACATTTATAAATCAGTACAGGCTTATATCTGATGGACTTGACATCGTGGATGCCTCAATAGTGAACTTTATTGTGAAGTTCTCTGTCTCTGTTGACATAACTTCCAACAAGTCTGTCGTTGTGCAGAATGTCACGAACAAGATACGTGAGTACTTCCAGATAACAAATTTCCAGATTGATCAACCGATAGTGACGTCAGAAGTTATTTCTACGATACTTGCAACTGACGGAGTCATATCGCTTGTCAATCTACAGTTCCTCAATAGGTCTGGAGTCTACGAGGGAAGGCTCTACTCCAATGTTCAGTTTGACTTTGCATCTAACACGAGCAAAGGAGTTATCTTTGGCATGCCAGGATCGATATTTGAGTTGAAATACCCTCGATCAGACATATTCGGAGTGGCAGTCTAATGTACAAAATTCTCTATCCCCTCAAAGACACCTACGTTACAAACAGAATAATCAACAATGCGTTCAGGGCGACCGATGCAAATGTTGGTCAAGCTGGTACGCTGGACGCCTTTAAGTTGTACAACGAGTCAACCATAACGGGAGAGAGCAACCCTATAGAGCTTACGCGGCTTCTGATAAAGTTTGACCTAGACCCGCTTAGGGCTCTGACTAGCTCTATTCTTGATCTCAATGATCCTAGTTTCAAGTGCACACTTAGACTCTCTGATGTCTATGGCGGACAGACAACACCTAGTAACTTCAATCTCATAGTTTTCCCGCTGTCTAAATCATTCGACGAGGGAGTTGGAAGAGATGTTGTTAGCTTTACTGATCTAGACTCTTGCAACTGGATAACATCATCCGTACTACGATCAACAGTCACTGCATGGACTGATCCAGGAGCTGGTAGACAGGGATTACTTGGGTCCGATGACATTGACATCATCTCGAGCGGAAATCTCAGAGATGGGCTTGGTGTATCTAATCTCTGGGTGACCCAGAGCTTTCTCACAGGAGAGGAAGACCTAGAGGTCGATATCACCAGAATAATCTCTGGTACGCTAGTTGGCCTAATTCCCGACAACGGATTCAGAATCTCATTCTCGGGATCTCAGGAGACTGACACTTTTACTCGCTTCGTTAAGCGGTTTGCGTCTCGTAACACTGTCTCCATATCTAAGAGACCTCAATTACGTGCGCATTTTGACGATGCAATCATAGACAATCACAAGACTTTCTACTTCAACTTGACGGGATCACTGTTCCTCAACAATCACCACAGAGGAACGTCTGCGAACATACTTTCTGGATCTTCAAATACGCAGATCACAGGAAGCAACTGCATGTTTGTCATCCTTAAGTCTGGGTCATACTCTTCACAGCGGTTTGCGTCTCAATTCCAGATAGGACAAAATTACATAACAGGAGTGTATGCATCCACCTTTGCTGTGAGTGAATACGAGAGCCTGCTCAGAAGAGAAATCTTGACATCAAATTCTGCGACTTTCACAGAGGTGTGGGGATCACTTGATGGGAGAGTCGGCTACTACACTGGATCTCTCGTAATAAAATCGATACAGAGAACAGCCTTCGACAATACGCCATCAAGGCTCTTCGTCAACATAACGAATCTACAACCATCTTATGACAAGTCCGAGACCAAGCGCTTCAGAGTATTCGTAAGGGATATTGATCAACCAATTGTTGCTGTGAAGCTTCCGATCGAGTTGCCCAGCGAATACTATGAGAACATGTATTATCGAGTAAGAGATTACGAGACTGGAGACATAATGATTCCATTCGAGACGCAGAGCAACGGCACCCTTATGTCAGTAGATCAGCAGGGCATGTACTTCGATTTTGACATGAACTCTCTTCCAAGGGGCAGGACATACGTGTTTGATTTCATGATTAAGACAGATGGGGTTGATCTGCTATTTCTAGATGTCGCAGCCAAGTTTAGGATATCATAATGGCATCTCGAGTCAAACTAGTTGAAAAACCCAAGCTCTTCAGCCCTCAGGTGATCAGGAGCGCTGTAGACAGAGCAGGAAGCGTACAAATTGAAAGTTTAGGATCTGATCTTGCTAGTAACGTATCTGGCCAGAACTCATTTAGATATGACGACTACGAGACAGGATTAAAGTCAACCCAAGAGCTCAATGTAGACTTTTCTGAGTTCCAAAATCACACTTTTTTCTCATCTGCTGCTGTTAAGACAAACGTTGCATTTGACAAGATTGTCAATGACTTTCCGTTCGACGGAACAGAGTCTGACCTCGAGAAGTTTGAAGATGATCTGACCGGGTGGGAGAATTACGTACTTGAGCAGTTTCCAAAGAACGTAGGCTACCTCTTCTTTTCAGGAACAACTACTTCTGAGAACCCTTCGGGCGGATTTAGCAGCGAGAGAGGAACTTTCATACAAGTCTCAAATAGCACCGGATATCTTTTCCCAGGCATATCGAAGGGAGACGAGGGAGGAGGTGCCCTAGACACATCTAGTTCACCTTTCGCCATAGAGACTTTTATATTCGTCCCAAGCAAAGAAAATGACAATCAGATAATCTGCCAGCGCATCTCTGGAAGTACAGGATATTCTCTGCACATCTCCAGCAGCAACTCAGTAGATTCTTGCAACGTAGAGTTTATTGCAGCAGGAGTGGGACAAAGACTCACTGTGTCAGCGTCACTCCAGAAAGGATCTTTTCATCAGGTGTGCACTGTTCTCGACAACCAGGACGGAGCAAAGCGGCTCTTCCTCTACATCGATGCAGAGCTCAAGGTGACGTCTTCAGCTCTGACTGACAGTCTCGATTTCGACATGGGCACTTCAAAGCTCATTATCGGATCTGGGTCATCTTTCTCTTCTTTCTCTCCGCGGCAGACTTTATCAGGCGCAATTGATGACTTTAGGTTTTTTGGAACAGCTATAAGCGCTGAAGATCAACGTCCTTATCTGACAAGAACAGTTTTCCAAAAAGACGACATGGTCTTGTACTTCAAGTTCAACGAGCCGTCAGGAAGCTACGGAATGCAGGATGTCGTGCTTGATAGCAGCGGAAACTCATTGCATTCACGCGTGAGGAACTACGACAACATTCTCAGGTCTTCTCCTGTGGGATCCTCTTCGCTAATCAACGAGGACGTCGCTAGATCACCTGTTCTCTACCCGTCCTATGAGCCTGTCGCTGCACTCAATGCTGTTCTTCTTGCTAGCGCTTCTGAGTATGATTCGGTAAACCCGAACTTGATAACCAAGCTGATTCCTCCTCACTATTTCCTCGAAGGGCAGAATGCTCAGGGGCTCAAGAGTATTGACGGTTCGATTGACGATAGCTACACTTCTCTATCCCTCCCTGGTACGGGTAAGCTTGGACAAACTCAGACGATTATGACATTCCTCTTCGTCTGGGCAAAATTCTTTGATGAAATGAAGATGTTCCTAGACGCTTTCTCGAACATACAGAGCGTTGACTACACATCAAAGGATACTATCCCTTCTAAGTTCTTGCCATTCCTGGCAAAGCAGTATGGATTTACCCTTCCATCGATATTCTCTAGCGCCAACATCGATCAGTTCATAAAAGGACAAGAAGTTAACGCGGCAGACCTTTCTGCTGTCATGCCACTCAGGTCTGTACAGAACGAGATATGGAAGAGAATACTGATAAACTTGCAAGACGTGATGCAGTCAAAGGGAACGCGGCAAGGAATAAGAAGCATACTTCTCGCATCTGGAATAGACCCAGACGGCGCGTTTACCATCAGAGAGTACGGCGGACCTTCACGTTCAACACTAAAAGACCTGAGAATCACCCGAACAGAAACGTCAGCTATGCTGGATATGAGCGGATCAACGCAGCAAGCGTCGACTACGTACCAGGGATTCGGTCCAAATCCCTTTGTTTTATCTCCATTTCTATCTTCTTCTAGGACAGAGCCGGGCTTTCCCTACACTAGAAACGCAGCATCAGATGGACTTCTTACCTCAGGATCGTTCACATACGAAGGCATCTACTCATGGAGCGGAAGGGGCGGGTACTTCCCGACCCAGAGCCTTGCTAGGCTAGAGGTCACAGGTTCACAGCTTCTTACAGCCAGGTCTGGGCTGATAGCGAACCTCATAGCAACGTCAGGAACCCTGGGAGATACTTCCCTCCAGCTGTTCGTTAGGCCTTCGTTCCAGACAGGAGCAGGTACAGAGCCTATTTTGAACCTAATTCTCACTGGTGTCAATGTCTTTGATGGAGATCGATGGAATGTCTCCTTTGGTCGCGAAATGCCTAGGGATGACGTTAAGTCTCCCTACTACTTC